GACTTTTGCCTTACCTTGTCTTGGGGTAGCCATTTCAAACCTTCCGATCTGTTGCCATAAACATGTCTAGGTTTTCTTTTTGTAATCTTGCTACGATTTCCTTGCCTGTGGCTTGCCAAAGATTAAAGCCTTCTCTCATCCACTTCTCAACAATGACAGTGGGGATCGAGGCAACTCTATGAAACTCGCCCATAGGCTTTGAAGTACTTTCGTTTCGAGCATCTTTCAGATCATCTAGGAATTTTTGGGAGATGTTCTGGGTGTGCTTTCTTGTGACGTCACCTGCTTCAAATAAGAAGTCCGTATTTGACTGTGTGAGGTCTGTAATATTCTCTTTTGTAGATTTGAGTAGCATTTGCTGTCCTTAAAATAAAAAAGGACCGCACAAGAACACAGTAAGGAGAGCAAAACCCATGTATCTAGTGCGGTCCAATTAAGAACCTAAGTTCTATTCGGTATTATTAAGTAAGAGCGTTAATCTGTACGCTATCACCGAAGTTCATATGCTTGACGGACATCTCGCCGACGACAAAATGCTTGTCGCTGTCGCCGTCCTTGGCAAGAAGTGTTCGTGTGAACGGACGAAGTGTACATGTCTTAAACATCGACGGATCGATCAATAGGGCATGTGTTGCTTCTAGGTGTCTGTTCAAAACCACACGGTATTCACCGTATGGAGAGACGTACAAATCAATGGCATTAACCAATGTTTTGCCTTGAGCAATCTCACGGTTACGTCCAGAACTTGCTGAGAACCCTGCTACGATTTGAGCATCTGCAGGTTTGATCATGAAAGTATCTACGTCTGAGCCGTTGTTGTATGCAGTTTGACCTGCAGACAATAGCATTGCCTCAGTCAGAGCCGCTGAACCACCTGCCTCTACAGTAGAGATCTGGTCGATTACAGAAGCCGATTTACGCGCTGTAGAAGCGTCCCCTGCAACTGCGGCTTGGTCTGCACCCACAAGCATAAATTCTGCATCTCTCTTGATGGCTTTTAGTGCTTTGCCCAACTGATGGGCTGTTTCTTTCGCACGACCATATGTGGCTACAGCGTCACTCGTTGCTGAAACTTGAAATGCTTTCGTGAGGATTTGTGTATTATTCGTCCTCTCTACCGCATTCGCAAGCGTCGCCATTGACGCCGAGGCTCCTTCTACGGCAGCGTTTACTCCTGCCGCATCTAAAGCGTCTTCTAACCAAGAGAATGTCCTAGCTGAGATTTTCTCATCTTTGAACATGGTCATCGCAGGTGTATCGAAGGGAGTTATGTCAGTAATACAAATGTTCGTCTAAGGTCGTTAATCTTAGACCGACTTTCGTCAGCTATATGTCGCCATATAGATCAGACCATATCTTCACCCTATTTCTAGGGGCTGTGCGCTTCGGACTACTTAGCCCTACTCCATTTCTGGATGGTCGTTGCACCTTCCTCTTTCGAGGCTTGGCTCAGGATTGTCTACTAGAGATGTTCCCTGAGTTCACACAGTTTATTTTGACAGATTACTCTGAAAAGACACCATCACTTAATGTCTGCAACACTCTCTTTTTTCCCGACCTGATCATATGTAGTATAAGTCGTCATAATTGTTTCCTTTCAATGACTTACGTCATTAACTTTAAGTTTGGATTGAAGTGGAAAGACTAGGTTTCCCAACGTGCCATTAGAGCATCTGCAATGTCATCCATGCCACCGCCATACTTAGGATTATCTCGAAGTTTTTGCTGTGCCTTTTGAGCATTAGCCTTCTTAATCTGAGTTTTGGTGGGTGGGGATTTCTTAGAACTCAAAACTTTGGTCTTCTTTGTCTTTTTGATCACTTTTGCTTTTGCCTTCTTTGATTGGGCCGTTGCTTTAGATTCATCATAAAGACGCGCCTTGTTAATCAGCATGATCACATTTGGATCTGTGTACTGATCGACTTCGTGTTGAGGTAGACCGTTCTTGACTGCATACGTCCTGATGTCGTTATACATCTCGTTGCCCCAGTCTGGCATTGTGTCCTCGAGCACACGAATACAATCTTTCGCGGCTGCTTGAACTGCAGACTGACGCTTCGCTTGCATATCATTCAGCAAGGCGTTGCTTTCTTCTTCGAGGAACTTTACGTCCTCTTCGGCCTGTTTCGCGTCCTGTCTCAGTTGGGCAAATGTTTCATTGTCCATCTGTGTTTGAGCGATCATCATGTCCATATCGGAATATGGCTTCAATCGTTCTTTGGCGCGATCTAAGAGTTTATGGTATGACGCTGTAGTCCTCGCAAAGTCTTCTTCTGCGATTTTACGTTGGTCGGCTAAGTCTTGAGACTTTCGGGTGAGAGATGCTTCCTGCCCTGCCAGTCGTTTCAGATCCTTTACAGATACCTGTTGAGTCTCACCGTTAACTTTGACTTCGACGATTGTATCGTCCGAGGCGACTTTCACTTCTTCAGTGTCTTCGTCTTCCTCTTCGTCCTCGTCGTCGACTTCTTCGTCTTCGGCTACATCTTCCTCTTCGTCAGGGTCTGCTTCATAATCCTCGACTTCTTCGAGATCGTCTGCTTCCTCAGTTTCAACTTCTTCTACGTCTGTCTCAGCGACGTCTTCAGTTGTTGCCTCCACTTCTTCGTCTTCAGATGGCTTTTCAGCGTCTTCCCAACGATTTAGGATGGCGTCAGCCGCGTCACTGAGATCCAGTGCGCGAGGTTCAGATTCGGTCTTTTGCACGTCTGACATGGTGCTATTCGTCCTCTTCTTGGCTAGTGTCGCCTTGTTCTTTAATGCTATCTCGCACCGCGACCTTATGTTTAAAATGGTTCACCACGTCGACTAATGCTCGATAATGGCGATAGGTTTCCTCACGTTTTTCAGTCTCGTGAGGCTCAGTGTTGACAAAGACTTTGAATGCCTCGTCAACAAGTTCATTAATAGTGACGTTGAAAGTCGAGGATCCTAAGATTTGCTCGGCATCATCGCCCTGTTTAATCATTTGCTCTTCTTGTGTAGTCATGGTTTTCCTATCCGTTAGGGCTTGCTATGGCTCGGACGTCTTCAGCATTTCTAGCGATCTCGAGTTCTTCGAGGTTCACCATTTCTTTATGCTGTTGTTGGCTCTCTTGGAGATCCATCTTGTCCGACTTAAGGGCGTAATCTTGCTCGGCCTTGAGTTTATCAAGTTCGAGTTTCATACGACCAATCTCTGCTTCATAGGCTGCTTTCTGTTCTGCAACCTGAGTTTGACGATCAGAAATCTCCAGTTGCTTCTGCGCCATTTGCATTTGCATCTGTTGATTTGGATCTGGTTGTGGTGGTGGGATCATCTTCGGATCTTTCAAGAAGTCAGCTACGTTCTTGATCCCTGACATATCGAGGATCTTAGCAAGCATCTGATGCTTCTGTTCTGGTCCGTACATGCCGCCTAAACTTGGGTCCGAAGAGAACAGTTGATGAAAAGCAAGATACTTTTGGATCTGTGTTTCCTGTTCACCGTAACCAAGGTTGAACTCGACCATCACGTCACGTTTGTCTGACCACTCTGCAGGTGTGACACTCACATAGGTTCCTGCTAACTCTACGATCTTCTCTTCTGTCTCGTTTTCTACGCAGATCTGGTAGACCTTGAGAAATAGAGGTTTGAGGAAGTTGTTAGCAAAGTTTCTAGCAATGATCTTCTGTCGTTGCTGAGACATCGAGGCCAGTTGTTCGACCATTGCGGCTGAGTTTTGATGACTGATGGCATCCTTGTTTAATCCTCGGGAAAGTCGAGAGACGCCACTTGTATCCTCTTTGTCTTGGTCCAACATACTTATCGTTTGGAACACAAATGGATTGAGGCTTGCTTGTGGCATCGGGTTGATTGCGTCGGGCCTAGTCACATTGACAATGCCGCCGACGCGATTGTCGATGAGTTCGCGTGGGTTAGTCAAACCACCTTTGACCACTGTATATCTAGGGTTGTTTGTTACCATAGCATGGTCGAGGATGGAGCGTGTTAGAACTGTACGAGCATTCTGTATCGCAACTAGTTTGTCAGCAAAGTTATTACCATGGAAAGCATGTGGAATAGGCAAAGGAACGAAAGCCACGAATGGCAATCTTGAAACCTCTTCACACTCCAACAAAGTACCACCGGACTTGACGATACGATAAAGAGAACACACGCCCTCTCCGTACTTATCGAGTTCCATGAAAGCCTCGACCACTGTTACCTGTCTGGACATCTTTTGGTTACTGGTTGCATTGAAGCCACGGTCTGCGCCGATCTCGTTAAAACGCGATAAGATCTCTGGATCGTTGTCGAAGTCATTGTCTTCGTCGTTGATGTCCATGACTACGTCTTCGTCATAGCCCATCTCGATTAGATCG